GAACTATAGGCAAATATAAAAAGCATAGGCTATTAATAGGAGAACAATTATGGCAACTTTAGCTGAAATCAGAGCAAAACTTAAAGCAAACGAATCGAAAGGTTCAGACAATAAATCCGGCGGAGATAAATCAATTTATCCGTTTTGGAATCTCAAAGAAGGCGGAGAATCTACACTTAGATTTTTACCAGATGGTAACTCCGACAACACTTTTTTCTGGGTAGAACGAGCAATGATCAAATTGCCATTCTCTGGAATTAAAGGTGAATCAGAAAGCAAAAACATCACAGTACAAGTACCTTGCATGGAAATGTATGGCGAAACTTGCCCAATCTTGGCTGAAGTACGTCCTTGGTTTAAGGATCCTAGTCTAGAAGATATGGGTCGTAAATACTGGAAGAAACGTAGTTATATTTTCCAAGGTTTCGTTGTAGAAGACGGGCTAGGTGAAAAGACTGACGAGCAACCAGAAAATCCAATTCGCCGTTTCATTATCGGTCCACAGATTTTCCAATCAATTCGTGCGGCACTAGTCGATCCAGAGTTGGAAGATTTGCCAACTGACTTTACTAACGGTATTGATTATCGTATGAAGAAAACTAGTAAAGGCGGTTATGCTGATTACTCAACTAGTACTTGGAGTCGTCGTTCACGTCCACTTAGCGATGCAGAACAAGCGGCAATCAAGACAAATGGATTGTTTAACTTAACAGACTTCTTGCCTAAGAAACCAGGCGAAGTTGAATTAAAAGTTATGAAAGAAATGTTTGAGGCAAGTGTTGATGGCGAACCATATGACATGGATCGTTGGGGACAATATTTCAAACCAGCTGGTATGAGTCAAAATACTGGCGATCCAAAAGCTACTCCTAAAGCATCTGTTGCATCCACAGATGACTATGATGATGAGCCAGCTCCAGTAGCAAAATCTGCACCAGCACCAAAAGCTGAATCAGCAGAATCTTCAGGTGGTGACAGTCGTGCTCAAGACATCTTGGCAATGATTCGTAATCGTCAAAAAGCGTAAAGCAAAACACGACTCGGGCCTCTTCAACTTAGTTGTACGCCCGGGTTATCTTTTTAGGAGAATTAACTTATGGCAACAAAAGCCTTCGATCTATCGAAATTTAGAAAGACCTTGACCAAAAGTATTGATGGGCTGGGTGTAGGATTTAATGATCCTACAGATTGGGTTAGTACAGGCAATTATACACTTAACTATCTAATCAGCGGAGATTTCCACAAAGGAGTTCCACTAGGCAAAGTTACTGTATTTGCCGGGGAATCTGGCGCAGGTAAAAGTTTTATCTGTTCAGGCAATCTAGTGCGTAACGCACAAGCACAAGGCATTTATGTTATCCTAGTTGATACAGAAAATGCACTTGATGAAAAATGGCTACACGATTTAGGTGTAGATACTAGCGAAGATAAGTTGTTAAAACTTAACATGGCAATGATCGATGATGTTGCTAAAACCATTCACGAGTTTATGAAAGAATACAAGGAAATGACTGACCGTCCGAAGGTCCTCTTTGTCATAGACAGTCTTGGTATGCTTTTGACACCTACTGATATTAATCAGTTTGAAGCAGGTGATTTGAAAGGTGATATGGGTCGTAAGCCTAAAGCACTAACCGCACTTGTTCGTAATTGTGTTAACATGTTTGGTAATTATAATGTCGGTATGGTGTGTACAAATCACACATACGCAAGCCAAGATATGTTTGATCCAGATGACAAGATTTCAGGCGGACAAGGATTTGTTTATGCAAGTTCTATTGTAGTTGCCATGAAAAAGTTGAAATTGAAAGAAGACGAAGACGGCAATAAGACCAGTGAAGTAAATGGTATCCGTGCGGCATGTAAGATCATGAAAACACGTTATGCTAAACCTTTTGAGTCAGTACAGATTAAGATTCCATACGAAACAGGTATGAACCCTTACTCCGGTATGGTCGATATGTTAGAGAAACAAGGTATACTTGTTCAGCAAGGCAACAGACTAAAATATGTTGATCCAACTACTGGAGAAGAAACCTTATTGTACCGAAAAGAATGGAAAGATGATAAATTAGATATGATAATGGCAAATTATCATTTGAAAAATACAACAACTACAACCATTCCAGAGGAGACAGAAGAGAATGTTGAATGATACACAAGTCGGCGATATTTGGTTAATGTTTATCGAATATTTAGATAAAAAACAATTAGAAACTGTAGCAGAACGTTACATTGATTTATTGGCTGATTTCGGAGTACCTGATAAAGTTTTGAAAAACGCTATCGGTGTCGACGATACATTAGATCAAGCTATTTCTTATTATCTAAATGACGATGAGAACGACGAAAGTGAAGACGATTTTGACGAATTGGATTTCTAATGGGCTGGTATACTGATATTGCTAAAGATATTTCCAATATTCCTGATGCAGTTTTATACTTCGAAGCTGAACTAGTAGAAGCTCGTAAAGAATGTAAACTAACAGGAAATGTTGAACGTGCCTCGGCTGCAATGCCGGGCATTGTTGAACATAGATTTGGACAATTACAAGAAATTGAAGCAATATTGGAATATCTTAACATTGAACTCAGACGACTTAAGAGTACACACTTTCGCAAATACTTAGAAAACTATCAACGTGCACTGAGTAGTAAAGATTGCGACAGATATGTCGAAGGCGAAGCAGATGTTGTTGACTTTGAAAAAATTATCAACGAATTTGCTTTGCTTCGTAACAAATGGTTAGCTATTATTAAGTCACTTGATCAAAAACAATGGCAGATAACTAATATTGTTAAATTACGTGTGGCAGGTATGGAAGATGCAAGTGTTTAACTAATTTGCTCAAATTCTTACCGATAGGCCTTAAATAAAATAGGCCTATTTTTTTCTGTACGGTTGATTTATTAAAACATTCAGTATATACTAACATATATGACAACAGTAGATAACTTATTATTAAAGATTACAAATTCTACAGGAGTTTCTCTTGAGGATAAAATACCTGCTAAAGAAGCAAGAATTTTGATTAGTCTGGCAAATTCGATTAATACACATTTGTATATCACTGAAAATCAAAGTAAATTGTTAATCAAAATTCTCCAAGAAAATACTCAAAAATTAACAGAATTTTCTGAAGAAATTAATCAAGTATTATTGGAACCTGTTTGGTCAAAATCTTTTAGACGTATAGAAGATATAAAAAAATTATATATCGACGGTGACGATCCTGATAGTTTATCACTGGTTGTTGAATTTTCATTTAATGCAAAAATTAGAGCAATTTTACAAGAAATCGCAAAAAAATGTGATAACTTGATGACTGAGTCAAACGGTAAAAAATATGTTGCCGACTTAACAGAAAAGAATATTGTAACACTGGTTGAGACATTAAGTCCATATAACTTTGAAATAGATACTCTAATAAAATCTCATTATGAACTGATAAAATCTTGGTCAATTTCCGATATCCGTGATCAGTTCTTAATCACTAACATTGAACATAAGAATTTTCAAAAGGCTATAACAGACGACCTTGGATTATCAACAGCAATTGATCAAAATATTATTAATGACCGAAGTACAAGATATCAGTATCAGTTGGAAAATGTTAGAAATTTCGGCGAAAACTTAATCGAAAATATTGCTAATAGATCTAAACCAAGAATTCATATTGATAAAAAACAACACTCAATGACCGAAGTTATTGAAAGTCTCATTAACTTAAAAAGATTACCGATACTAGTTGTGTTTGATACACTAGTGAATAACAAGTACTTAGAAAATCTGGAAATTTTATCAGAATCTTTAGAAAAAAATGGAATAGTCGATAACATTGGAATTTACTTTAGATTGCCTAATGATGAAGTAGGAAAGCAATTTAATCAGTTGATAAAAGATAAACAATACAATTATCCATTAGATAACACCACTCAAGTGGCAGGTGTGATGAGTGGAAAATTACCAAAGTTTTTCTTAAAAAATGCATGGCGCCCAATGAGTGTAATTGCTCTAGATAGCCGTATGGGTATGCGTCACGGCAAAACTGCTGTATACTCTAATTGTTGTGATTTAATTGTAGAGTGGGCAGATGAACCATCTGTAGCAGATCTTAAGGTTATTAAAAAATGACTGTAAAACTAGTAATTAGAGACGAAGTTAATATTAAATTTGAAGGCTTAAATTTAGAAGCTCGTAAAAAACTGGCTAATACTTTTAAGTACGAAGACCCTACTGCACGATATCGCCCTGCATACAAATTAGGTCGATGGGACGGCAAAGTAAGTATGTTTGGTTTAGGCGGAAATGGCTATCTCAGTCAATTAGAAAAATGTCTTGCTATATTGCATGACATGTACATTGACATTGATGAATTAGAAGATCTACGTACAAATAAGCAAATAGAATTTACAGAAATAACAAACTCTTATTGGTCGGATCAAGGAAAAGTTTGGCCCAAGGGTCATAGATTTGCCGGGCAACCTATTATGCTGCGTGATGACCAAGTCGAGGTTGTTAATAGATTTTTTACTAATACTCAGGCACTACAGGAAGTTGCAACAGGTGCTGGCAAAACTATCATGACAGCAACATTGAGTCACTGTGCTGAAAAATATGGACGTACTATTGTTATCGTTCCTAATAAAGATTTGGTTACACAAACTGAAGAAGATTTTGTAAATGTCGGACTCGATGTTGGTGTATATTACGGTGACCGTAAAGATCTTAACAAAACACATACAATCTGTACTTGGCAAAGTTTGAACGTCTTAGATAAGAAAAGTAAGAATTGGGATGCAGATATTGCAATAACATTGGCAGAATTTTTAGATGGTGTTAAGACTGTTATTGTGGACGAAGTTCACATGGCAAAGGCCGAAGTTCTTAAAAATTTACTTACTCAGAACTTGTGTAATGCTCCTATACGTTGGGGACTAACTGGTACTGTACCTAAAGATGCTTTTGAAGCTGAACCTATCTTTGCCAGCATTGGTCCGGTTGTGGGCGGTATTAAAGCTCATCAATTACAAGAGATGGGTGTCTTAAGCAATCTTCATGTAAACATATTACAGTTATTAGATTTACCTGAATTTAAGACATATCAAGAAGAATTAAAATATCTTGTCACTAATAAAGATAGAATGACATATTTTAGTAAAATTGTAGAAGGATTAGCAGATACTGGTAACACTTTAATTTTAGTTAACAGAATCGATACAGGAAAATTGTTAACAGAAATGATACCTGGAGCGGTGTTTATTTCAGGCGAAGTTAAAGGCACAAAAAGGGCAGAGGAATATAAAGAACATGCAACTAATGATAACAAGGTTACTGTGGCTACCTTTGGTGTTGCCGCTGTGGGTATTAATATCCCTAGGATTTTTAATCTGGTTCTGCTGGAACCCGGGAAAAGTTTTGTCCGTGTTATTCAAAGTATTGGAAGAGGCATAAGAAAGGCAGAAGACAAAGACTTTGTACAAATATGGGATGTAACGAGTACTTGCAAATGGGCAAAACGTCATCTCACAGAAAGAAAGAAATATTATAAGGATGCCAAATATCCGTTTACTATTCAAAAAATAGATTGGCAAAAATAAGGAACTATGCAGATATTAACATTAGATAACAACACATTCTCATTGAATAACTTACCCGAGGAAGTCGATGAAAACACTAGGTTTGCCGTACTAGATAATAGCAATCCGTCAGAACCTGATTTCTTTTTCATGCCATTGATTTTCTTGGAAAGTTTCAATGCTCCGGCTATGGTGCTAAGAATTGGCAATGACGAAATTGCTATGCCCATTGATTGGAGCATTGCGGTAGGTGATAGTACAAGCAGTTGCGATATAGAAATTTTACCTTTAACAAGTCTAAATGATAGAGGGTTCGAAGCATTATGTTTTAACCCATTAAGTAGTTTTAGAGTAGAATTTAAGAAAATAGAAATTGTAAATTTTTATAACGATGTTAAATGGTACTTTCCTAAAATGAAAAATGGACAGCTTTTAGCTAGTCCAACATCGGGCGGAAACAATCCTAACTGCGTTTATTTTGTTAAAGAAATATCACGTCAAAGTGAAATAATTCAATTGGATAAAATATTATGACATTAAAAATAGCTTATTTTCAACCTGTAGTAATAGCAATGGACGATATTCCACCGGTAGAATTCAGTCAAATATTCAGTCTTGCAGAAACTTTACATGCTAGATCGGATTTGAACGATGCTAATAAGGCAATTAGTTTACGTGGCGGACAACAAATACAAGTATACCCAAATATCCTTGGGCTTGATGTTAAATGGCTGATAAGATGGATTGAATCTATTGCAACTGGCTATATGGAATTAATATCACAACAAAGTGGTACTGAAGAATTAAAATATTGTAAACCTGAAGTTATAAGCATTTGGACTATTAGACAAACTAGCGGAGATTATCAAGAGATGCATACACATCCTGCAGGTAATCTTAGCGGTAACATCTATATCAGTGCTCCGGAAATATATGACTATAGTCCGCCAAGTGACAGTCAAATTTTATTTAGATTACCCCATACACGAGACATTAGTAAATTTATTATGAATGACACTTGGAAATACAGCCCTAAGCCGGGCACAGTAATTTTATTCCCAAGTCATATACCTCACACAGTTTATCCGTGGAAAGGACAAGGAAATCGTACTGTAATGGCATTTGATATTAAACTAGTACCAAAGGATTAATATGGGTTCTCTTAAACCAGGTGCAAATTACATTTATGAACAAGCAGACGGTGTAACCTATGCTAGAGAGTTTGGCCACGCTGAAAGAACTCCGATTGGTTGGGATTACGATCCTGTTAACGGACACAAATATGATAGTAGAACACCTGATGGTAGACCGTTACACGATTATCTAGCAGAGGCTAAACTATGGGGCGATATTCGGCGAGAAGCACAGACCAATGTGACTTTACAACGTGCATTGGATCGTGCTATAATGATATACAAACTAAGCAAAGATAAAGTATGAGTGATAAAATTGAACTGAAAGAAAAACTTGCGTTCGTAGATATGAACTTAAAGTCCGCATGGGACGAAATGACTGTCGAACAACAGAAACATCTTAAAAGTGAATTTTATATTCTAAATAGATATGTCAGTAGTGCAGGAAATCAAAAACAAGATATACAAGAACATTTTGTAATTTCAGTTAACGAATATTTTAATAAACATTGGAATTTACTGCAAAAACATCCTAAATTAATGTGGATGCTATTGTGTATGTGTAATTATGATGGCAAGAAAGTATTTTGGCATGAATGGATTGGCCATAAGAAAAAATCAGGCACTAATACTAAAAAAATTAAATTACTGGAAGAATTATACCCAAATAAAAAACATGACGAAATTGAAATGTTGAGTAAATTGATGACTGATAAAGAAACGAAGGATTTAGCAAAATCACATGGTATGGATGATGCTACTATTGCTAAAAAATTAAAATGATGTCGCTAGCACACCAACCTTATATTTGTGGTTATTGCAACAAAGGATTCATGCAAGAGAAAACTTTGTTTGTACATGTGTGCGAACAAAAACGTCGGGCATTAGCTAAAACAGAAAAACATGTTGTACTAGGGTTTGACACATTCCAACGTTTTTACAAATTTAGCCAACCTCAAAGCAAACAGGATAAAACTTATGAAGATTTTTGTAAAAGTAGTTACTATAATGCTTTTGTTAAGTTTGGCAGCTTTGTCAGTAATGTTAATCCTCTCTACCCGGAAAAGTTCATCGACTATGTCGTCCGCTCAGGTGTCAAACTCGACCACTGGTGCAGGGACGAACTCTACGAACAGTACGTCCTCGACCTCATCAGACGTGAAACCGTCGAAACTGCACTCCAAAGATCGATCCAAACGATGATGGATTGGGCCGATACACATAACGCACAATGGAATCATTATTTTTTGTATGTAAGCCTAAGTCGTGCTTGCTATGATATTAAAGATGGAAAAATTAGCCCGTGGCTAATATTAAACAGCGCAAATGGTAAAGATATGTTGAAAAAATTTACTGACGATCAGTTAATACATATCCAAGGAATTATCGATCCACAATTTTGGGTTAGTAAGTTTAGAAAATTACCTGCGGATGTTCTAATGGTTAAAGATGTGGTTAAGGAAAGTAATATATGATGATGCCAGATATCGATATTGATTTTGCAGATAGAAATCAAGCATTGTCTATACTAAAACATATAGATGCTTGTTTAGATGGTACTCATAAAAGGCACAATACTGGCGTATATTGTACTGCGATTCCGTACGACCCTATAACAGGAATTAGCACAATAAATTATAAAGAAGCCGAAAATCGCGGGTATTTTAAGATTGATTTCTTAAATGTAAAGGTATATGAAGGTGTTAAAAACAAAGAACATCTTACACAATTACTAGCACAAGAACCGTTATGGGATTTGTTAGAACAGAAAGATTTTTGCGATATGATATTTCATGTTAACGGATATCATAATTTAATAGCAGAACTAAAACCACATAGCATTGAAGAATTAGCCATGTTCCTTGCCTTGCTCAGACCCGGTAAAAAGCATCTCATTCCAATATGCAAGGAAAAAGGATTCCAGGCAATCGAACATGAAATCTGGACTAAGACAGAAGAGTATAGTTTTAAGAAAAGTCACAGTATTGGGTATGCTCACGCTATTGTTGTTCAAATGAATCTAATTTGTGAAAACATAAGTCAAGAGTACAGTTAACGTATTTTGCGTACTAATTGAACCGATTTACGCTTAACACGTTTTAATGTAAGGTTCATTAAGTTGACTATTGGACCGATTATTATCCTAGTATCTTTGCTGTTAAATGTTTTAATAGCATATTGAAATGGGTGTATTTGATCTCTACAGAATATATTAATAGGAAACTGTCTATTGGATTCCCACCACCATGTTTCGCCTATTTCTAAAAATGCGGCCTTTTCTTCCGGAGTTTTAATGGCATTGAGATCATAGAAACTAGTTACATATTGATCTTGGTTTATTATGATTCCAACATACTCGTCTTCACCATAATTAATTACGCTGATCCACGGTAAATTTCGTTCGGTTTCGTCTCTTAGTTTTGCCATAAATAGTATTAAAGGTCCTGTTAAATGCAAAAAATTCAAAGTTATTTATATCCAAATAGGATAATACTATTAGCCGATTTGGCAGGCTTCACTGTGGAGAATAGAGTCGTGTACGCAAGAACAATTAAAATTTATCAGGGCATAGATAATGTCATAGAACTCGACATACAAAATGCCGATCAAAAACGTATAGACCTAACTACTCTATCAAATATAACAGTGCATGTTATGGATGCATCGGGCAACAATCTAGATACCAGCCCATATTACCCAACACTATTATCTACTGCTACAGCTACCAACGCTACCGTAGTGGCTACACAAGGAAAAGCATCTACTACTACAATTACTATTCCTAATGCACATATTGTAAATTCTTTTGTTGCAAGTTATCAATTAACTGGAACAAGTATTGTAGGACCAGTGATAGTGAGTAGCGTTAGCACAGATATAGATTCAGCTACTACAACATTAACAGTAACTTTTCCAGCACAAACAGTTAACGCAGCTACTAATGTATCAGTATCTAGTATTGCTAAAGGACTAGCAACTTTTACTATACCTGCAAGCGATTTATGTGAGTTGAATGAACAATATCTAACATATAGCGTTACAGCATCGGATCCACTTGGCAATACTATTGTACTTTATAGCGATAGCCAATTTGGTGCAGCTGGCACATTACAGTTAATCGGTAATGCTATGCCAAAATACAGAAAAGAAATGGTTTATGATCAATTTGCCGGCGAAATTAATTACATGGGCAATGTCATAAACCATAGTCCTGCAATTCCTTGCAAATTTTACGAAGCACAAGCAACACAGTATATAAATTTTAACATATATTTGAGTAACTTTGTCGGGACCATTTATGTAGAAGCTACTGAAGATATGACTATTGCTGTTAGCTCTTTTATCAATGCTCCGCAACTTCAAAGTTTTACGTGCACAACTCCAACAACTACAACATTATCATTTAGTAATGTTCCGGTTGCAAGTGTTGGCGGACAATACAACTACATGCGTGTAAGTTGGGTATATCCGGACATTTGGCAATACGGCAGTCAAAACCCAACAACCCAGTTTGGCGAAGTTACCAAAGTCGTTGTATATTCTTAAATAATCTGCTATAATAAGGCATGAGTCTTATTGCGGATACACTATTACAATACTTACCCGGAAAGCGTAAACATACTCCAAGTGGTTGGATAGGGTTTAATGCTGTCTGTTGTGATGACAAACGTCAACGTGGCGGATTTATTGTCAATGGTGGCGATGCCGTTAGTTATCATTGCTTTAATTGCGGATTCAAATGTAGTTGGCAACCAGGCAGACATATCAGTCAAAAGATGAACAAGTTCATGCGGGATCTAAATATACCCGATGATGTTATCGCACAATTAAGATTAGAAGCACTAAGACTAGATAACAATAATACCGCAGAAGTTCGTAGTATAATTCCAAAGTTTGATGTTAGAGCATTACCTATGGATAGCCAACCAATTACAGAGTTGCTAGATAATCCTCCAGAAAAACTTATACCTGTATTAGAATACATGGTCGATAGAAAAATATATCCCGAGGACTTTCGGTTCTATTGGACTCCTAAAGTTGGATTCAGTAATAGACTTATTATTCCGTTTTTTTATAAAAATGAAATTGTAGGCTGGACAGCTAGGACTATTGGAGATGCTACGCCAAAATATCTCAGCGAGCAACAACCTGGTTATGTGTTTAATCTAGATAATCAGCAAGACGATAGAGCGTTCTTAATTATTAGCGAAGGTCCGTTCGATGCGCTAAGTATTGATGGCTGTGCATTGCTCGGAGCGGAGATTAAAGACAGTCAAAATTGGCTACTAAAACAACTAGGTAAAGAACTTGTATTAGTTCCAGATAGGGATCACGAAGGTCCTAAAACAGTAGAGCAGGCAATAGAACTAGGGTGGAGTGTTAGTATGCCCGAATGGCCAGAAGGTGTTAAAGATATCAATGATGCAGTAATACAACTTGGTAAACTAGCAACACTTTGGTTAATTATTAGTTCAAAAGAATCAAATGCATTAAAAATTAGATTGAGAGCGAAAACTTGGTTTAAGGATGTAAAATGAAATGGTTAATTAATCTGTGGCAACGATGGAAAGAAAATCGTGCGTGGAAAAAGAAATTAAAAGTCATGAGGGAACGCGACCCGTTCATTTACAAATGATATACTGGGGAATAAATGCTCTTAATCATGGTAACAGCATTGCGGTATTTAACAATCACCAGCTAGTAACATTGACCAGCAATACTAACGATACACTAACTAGCAAAGATACCGTAACTGCATTAAGAACTGGTGCTCCAGATAAAATTTTCTGGTATGAAAACCCTTGGCTTAAAAAAGCAAGGCAACTGTATGCTGGGCAATATCGAACAGCATTTGATATGTCAACTCTTCCACGTAACCATTTAAGGCAATTCCGATATGCACCTATCACCTATACTCCTCACCATGCTAGTCATGCTGCCGCCGGGTATTATACTAGTCCGTTTAACCATTGTGCAATTGTTGTTCTTGATGCAATCGGAGAATTTGAATGTGCCACCATCTGGGAAGCAAAACACGGAGAAATAAAAAAAGTATGGCGTAAAAGTTATCCACATAGTCTTGGTTTATTCTACAGTTCATTCACTCAGCTTTGTGGACTTACTCCGATCAAAGATGAATCCTTACTGGAGAAAATGAGTGAGCAAGGCAATCCTAATAGATTTTATTTTGAAGTTAAAGCCTATATGGAAAATATCTTGAACATGCCAAAAAACTTACATAGAGGCGTAAGGGATTGGCCATTACCTATTGAAAATTTGCAAGACCAATGCGACATCGCGGCAGCAGTGCAGGTAGTATTTGAAGATCAAGTTGCATTGATAATGAACAAAGCTAGAGAACTAACTAAGTCAGATTGTCTTGTGTATATGGGCGGTTGTGCTATGAATAGAAAATGTAATTCCAAAGAAATGCCTAAATGGAATTATGTTTGGTCATTACCTGATCCGGGAGATGCTAGTAGCAGTATTGGAGCAGTAGTATATCATACTAAAAAAAGAGTTCAGGACTATAAGTGGGGTCCAGTAAAACATATTGAGATTAAGGTATAAAAATGATTGAAGGAACAGTAATAATACCAAAACATAACGGCCCAGATGGCGAAGGTCTAGCTCAGGAAGTTATCGAAGATTTAATCGATGTTATAAAAAATGGGTTGCTGACAGAGGCACAAATAAATCAAGCTGTGGAACTTTGTATGAAGACTAGCACACAGGATCAATGGAACAAGATTTATGCACCATTATTAGTGCATAAACTAAAAGAATAATATACAATACACTTATGACACAAAATACAAATTACAATTACGATATTCAGAAACTATACATAGAGATGATGCTTGCAGATGCAGAATCTTTTGTTAGGTGTCAAAGTATTTTTGATTCAACATTGTTTGATCGTAAACTACAACCAGCTGCAGAATTTCTAATAAAATATGTTGAAGACTACAGTAGTATTCCTACATTGGATATTATAAATGCTGCAACAAATAGCGATTTTAAGCAACTGGCGAATGTTAAAGAAAATGATTACGATTGGCTCTTAACTGAATTTGAAACATTTATTAGACATAAAGGTCTTGAAAAAGCAATCTTAGAATCAGCAGATCTTCTAGAAAAAGGAGATTACGGTCCAGTAGAAGAAAAGATCAAAAAAGCAGTACAAATTGGTCTACAAAAGGACATGGGTACTGATTATTTTGAAGATCCTCGATCCAGACTTATGAGGATTAAAGATAAAAACGGACAAATCTCAACAGGCTGGAAAAGCATTGACGACAAACTGTATGGTGGATTTAATCGCGGAGAACTTAACATTTGGGCTGGTGGGTCTGGCGCTGGTAAAAGTTTATTTCTAGCAAATCTCGGTGTCAACTATGCTCTTGCAGGATTAAACGTATTGTATCTTACATTAGAGCTTAGTGAGGATTTAGTCTGTATGCGGGTTGATTCTATGACTACTGGAATCCCAACTAGAGAGATTTTTAAGAGCTTAGATGATGTCGAAATGAAGGTCAAAGTCATTGGTAAAAAGTCTGGAAACTTACAGGTCAAGTACATGCCCAGCGGTAAGACTGCAAACGACATCAGAGCTTACTTAAAAGAATATGAAGTTAAAATGGGACGTAAAGTTGATGTACTACTAGTTGATTATATGGACTTGTTAATGCCCTTGAGTAAAAAAATTAGTGCTGAAAACTTGTTTGTTAAAGACAAATATGTGTCAGAAGAATTGCGTAATTTGGCGGTAGAAAAGAACTGTGTGTTTGTAACTGCGGCACAGTTGAATCGTGGCGCTGTTGAAGAAGTCGAGTTTGATCACAGTCATATTTCAGGCGGACTATCCAAGATTCAGACAGCTGATAATGTGTTTGGTATCTTTACAAGTCGTGCTATGCGTGAGCGTGGACGTTATCAAATACAGTTGATGAAGACACGTTCAAGTTCAGGTGTTGGTATGAAGATTGATTTAGAATTTAATATCGATACATTACGAATTACAGATCTGTCTGAAGAAGAAGGTTATGGAAATTATAATAGCCAAAGCGCAGGTAGTACTCTATTAAACAATATTAAAAATAGACAAACGGTAAGTGCATCAACTGTGGAAAGTACTGATCCAACTGCGGGTGTATCTATTCCAAAAGTCAAAGCAGAAGTTGCCAGTAGCAAATTGAGAGAACTGCTTAACAATTTACCCGGTGACGATTTACTCTAGCATTCTAACATGGTTTTTGTCGAAAAGGTATAAGTACACATATAAACATTCAGGTAGCGAACCATGGAACTTCATCACATTAGAGACATAACTGATCCGTTAGTTAAATTAATTAAGGACGACCCCGTCCGTCCTCATATCCCCCTTGAGCAACGTATCAACGAAGCAGCAGAAATCTTAATCCTTAAAGCGGGAGAAGAGATATTGGCTGCTACATGTATGCAATGGTTAAAAGATGTTCCGGAAACTGAAGAAGATTTGATCCGTATGGATAAAGATAAAGAAATTGCTGTCTTTTATACTATATGGAGTTATGCCCCAGGAGCAGGTGCAAACTTGTTACAGCAGGCCGCAGCTTGGCTACTAAACGATTACAAAGATTTGAAAGGGATTGTTACACTTAGTCCCCAAACTCCAATGGCTCGTAGATTTCATTTGAAAAATGGCGCTAGAATTCGTAAAGAAAACGCTACTTCAGTTAACTACGAGTATTACTTCAAAGAATAAGTGCTGATAAATATACTAGTCAATAAGGACTAGTATCCCATGAGTACTGTACATTCAGTTAAATTAATAGCCTACGATTATGTAGACATTGCTGCATTAAGCTATAATAATGGCGATGTCATCTATGACAATACAAATGTCACACTACGTCTTATGGATGGATTTACTCCCGGGGGTAATCCATTAGCAACTCAAAGTTGGGTTAATCAGAATTCACTTACAGTATCTACACTGGCACCAGCTATTGCATCGGCATTAAGCACACAACTTGCAAACTACTCAACTACTTCACAAATAGCATCGATTTATGCTACACAAACAGAACTAGCTACTGCAATCGCTGGAATTTCATTTACTTTACCTACAGCTACTACTACAGTATTAGGTGGTGTAAAAGTTGACGGCACAACTATTACTATTAATAACGGTGTTATCAGTGGAGCCAATACTTATGTCTTACCAAAAGCAGTTGCAGCTAATGTAGGTGGCGGATCACTGGGCGGTGTTATTCCCGACGGTGTTACTATTATATATAATCCCACTACTGGTGTTATTAGTGGATCTAACCAATATTCATTACCTGCAGCAACTGGCAGTACAATTGGTGGGGTTAGCGTAGCATCATCGACAGGGTTAACACTAACTAGCGGAGGTGCCCTAAGTTTATCTACTGCTGTAGCGGCAACATCTTCCGGAGGATCGTTAGGTGGTGTTATCCCAGACGGTACTACTATTACTATTAATAACGGAGTGATTAGCGGATATGCCGGCTATACATTACCAGTTGCTACTACTAGTGTATTAGGTGGCGTTATTATACCTGTTACTGCTAACAGCGGATTTACTAATACTGGCGGCACTATACGTTTGGCCACTGCAAGTACTACACAGCTCGGTGGCGTTAAAGTCGATGGCAGTACTATTCTTATTAATGCTAGTGGCGTTATATCTGCACAGATTACTGGTGCGATTGTGTTCCAGGGAAGTTGGAGTGCAGCCTTAAACAGCCCATTCTTGACTAATGGTGTGGGAACAAATGGTTTTGAATATGTGGTTACAGCTGCTGGTACCGTTAACTTTGGTGCAGGTAATGTAACATTTACTATTGGCGATAACGTAATTTATAACGGTACTGTATGGGTTAGAGTTCCTATTGGAGCTAGTGCTGGTACAACTAATAATAATTTAACAATCAATACATCGGGCACAGGAGCAACTAGCCCTATAACATTTAACGGTAGTTCAGCTGTAACTATTTCATACAATACTGTTGGTGCTGAACCAGCGGGTGGTTCAACTGATATTGCTACCGTAGGAACAATAACTACAGGTACATGGAACGGAACAATAATTGCACCACAATACGGTGGTACAGGCATTAATAATAACCCCTATACTATTACCGTAACCGGTACTAATCAAACACTAAATCAAAGTGTAGCCAGTGGTGCAGCTCCTTCTTTCCTTGGTACAAACTTTACCAGCATCCCTAATACAGCATTAACTAATAATAGTATAACATTTGGTTCTACAGCACAAGCATTAGGTTCAACTATAACAAATATAAACGGTGTAAACATTGGTGCTAGTACTCCTGGATCAGGTTCATTTACTTCGTTAGCAGCTACTGGTGCAATTACTCATAATACTACAACTAATAATCAAAGTTATACAACTACTAGTACTGGTACTATAACAATTACTAGTGGTACAGCGGGTAATATTAATAATATGAATATTGGCGCTACTACTGCTGGAACAGGTTCATTTACTTCGTTAGCAGCTACTGGTGCAATTACTCATAATACTACAACTAATAATCAAAGTTATACAACTACTAGTACTGGTACTATAACAATAACATCAGGTACAGTTGGTGCTATTAATAATATGACTATCGGCGGTACTACAGCAGCTGCTGGTACATTTACCGGCCTGACAGTTAATAGTACAACTAGTACTCCAACATTGGCAACTACTACTACTGCTATATCTTCTACCGCTTGGACTACTACAGGTATAAACTTCAGAATACAAGCAAGAACTTATACAGATACTTCCAGTACTGGTACAGTTGCCGCTAGTTATATCAATGCATTATCAGCACCTACATTATCATCATCTAATACTATTACAGTAACAGATGCCGCTAATTTGTACGTAGCCGCTCCTACTTCAGGTACTGGTACTACAATTACTAATGCTAGTGCTATTTTAACCAACGGTGTTATTAAATCAACTATAGCAACTGGTACAGCACCGTTTGTTGTGGCCAGTACTACTAACGTGGCTAACTTGAACGCAAGCAGTTTGAATGGTGCAACATTTGCTAGCCCTGGAGCAATTGGATCTACAACAGCTAGTACTATCCAAGGTACTACAATTAAAGCACAAACCGCAAGTGGATCTATAGGCTATGCGACTGGTACTAGCGCAGGCGGAGCTATAACGCAGGGTACAAGTAGAACTACTGGAGTAACTATCAATACTCCAACAGGGCAAATTACCTTATTTTCTGCAGCTGGCAATACCGCAGCTTGGACTACTTTTGTAGTAACTTGCAGTGCAGTAGCGGCAACGGATACTGTGGTAATTACACCCTCTAGTCAGACTAATACGTATCTTGCAGTTCCTACTGGTGTTGCTTCTGGCAGTTTTACAATAGCATTTATCAGTATTAACGGAACAGCGACTGACAGCCCTAAATTCAATTATGCTGTCGTTAAAGGTGCCATTAACTAATAACAATTACAGTATCACTGGCACTACCTACACTATTGGTTATTGTCCACGTATATGTGCCTGGTGTGGTAAAAACTGCTTTAACTCCGTAGGGTTTAGTAAAGGTATTGGCAGGCGCTTGTGGCCCAGTTATAGTAGCACTAGTACCCCCAGTGTGAAAATCAAATCTTACAGGAGTACCTGCCTTTACTGCACATGTCCCAGGAGTGAAATGTTGATCTGGTGCTCCCGAGGGCATTTCATGCGGTCTAAATTGACAAGTAGGTGCGATTGTTGTCATAATCTAATATATCCTCTAAAATTATATCTATATATTTATATTAAAAAACTTAGGTTTTGGGACAGTTTGTGAACCATTGACACCAAGTCCACATGGTGGCGATTTCTACTAGAATACAAAATATCGCGAGAACTAGCCAAACTTTTTCCTGTTTGGTCCACGTTTCTTCAGTTACCGGTTCATAGTCAGACATTTGAGCAATATTTATTAAATAATTAATGCCAATAAAGTGTTATGCTCCAGATTTCCACATGTTCGAGTTTACCGCTGAAGTACCTTGGCCTGGCAATATACATGATCAACTGGATTGGATCGACGGTATACAAGATATCGAACATTGGCTGCTAAACTATACCGGCCCTAAATATAGTCGCTGGGCTTGGAATTTATCTACTTTTTCTTACGATGTAAGTGTGGCATTTAAGTACGATAAACACCGTACCCTATTTTTACTGCATTGGGGTTAATGTAGGCTCAGTTTGTACCGGCAGTTGACTACGGTGAAACGCAACTTTCTCGGCAGCAGCTTTGGCTTCGATTGTTAATTCTTCGTATGCAGCTTTGGCTTCAGCGGCGGCCTTTTCGGCATGTTGACGTGCTTCTTCTGCTAAATCAACTGCTTTTTGCTGTGCGGCAACTAAGGCAGCTTTTGCACTTTCAACATCCTGCGTGGCCATAACACTGGCTTTCTTTGCAGCTCCAAATAACTTGGCTGTGTCAGCATTGATGATGGTGTGTAATCGGTCTAATATACTCATAAGTAACTCCATTAAGTGCTACTATTTAGTATCAACTCCTTGTATAATAAATACAATATGAAAGTAAAAGAAATCACAGAAAGTCTCGCCGATTTGAAACACCCAGGAATGGGCGAACAACCACAGGCTCACTATCTACTAGAACTACCCACTGAAACCCATCTGCTGGGTAAACTAGAACACTCTGGCGAGGTAGTACGCATTGTTAAACGTGTTG